ACAGCAGTACTATGATAAGCTGTTTAAGATCTACCCTGTTGGTAGTTTGGACTATAATAGATACCTGATGGGGCAATGGTGTGCAGCTGAGGGCACTATATTTAAAAACTTCCTGGAGCATAAAGACGAGTACATAGTAGATAAAGTGGATAAAAATAAGATTGGATTTGTACACGCTGGGTTGGATATTGGAGGCAATAAGTCAGGTAGTTCACTTGTGTTTACGGCCTTTTATAAAAATGTTGCTGACGGAATGATAGTTTTGCAATCAGATAAATTATTAGCCAAGAAGGGTGAGATAGACCCAGAGACATTAAATAATTGGGTGGTTGACCAATTTAATAAATTCTATGGTACATATAGGATTGCTGTTGCTGAACTGTCTGTGGATAATGCGGAGCAATATATAGAAGCTGGTGTACGTAATGCATTAAATAAAAACAGCAGGTACTGCATACCTGTTGGTGATGCACTAAAAATAAAGATCATGGAACGTGTGAAGTTTATACAAAGGATGTTCAGTCTTAATATGCTACACATATATAAAGATTGCACTACAGTAATAAATAGCTTGGGTACGTTGGTGTACGATGATAAGAAAACGGTTGACGCAGTATTGGACAATGGTACAACAGATAACGACACCTTTGATGCTTTTTGTTACTCCTTTGAGAAACAAATACATAGGTTTGATTACGTTTAACGGGGGGATTGACTATGCTTAATATGAAGAACATTATAGCTGAGATAAATAAGCTTGGTTATAATACTTACACATTCGACTATAGTATCTACAATAATTATATTGCGACGATGCTTGGTTGGTACAAGGGCAGACTTAGTGGTGTGCACGATGAGGACGTGTATAACGGACATAAGAATGTACACGTTAGATATGCAAGCCTACATATGGCTAAGCGTGTGTGCGAAGATCACGCTAGTCTGACATTTAATGAAAACGTTAAAATAAATATAAATGACAAGGATGCTAGTGAGTATATTATTGGCTACGATGAGCTGAACGGTGTGTTGGCTGATAACGACTTCTGGAAGGTTGGTAGTGAGCTGTACGAGATTACTTGTGCACTTGGCACTGGAGCATTCGAGATTGTGGTTGATGGTTTAAAACAGTATAATGAACAGCTTGTTGGTGGAAAGGACGTAAATATAAAAATACTTACACATAACGCACTTGAGATTCTACCTTTAAGTTGGGACAATAATAAAAATATAAAAGAGGTTGCATTTGTTGACCAATATAAAATAAAGAACGACAATTATATAGATTTAAGATTACACGTTCTTGTTGATGGTACTTATAAGATTGTCAATAAGACATATAAGGTGGTACTTGATAGCACACTTACACCTGTTAAAAACGAGAACATAATTGAAGTATTTGACACACATTCTGATGTACCTTGGTTTACTTGTTTAAAACTACCAATTATAAATAACTACGACATTCAAGCTGTAATGGGTGCTAGTGTTTATGCAAATGCTACTGATGTATTAAAAACTATAGACTCTGCGTTTGATATGCTGTGCTTTGAAATAAAGTCTGGACGTAAGAAAGTGTTCATTAATAAGAACCTGTTGAATCGTAATCCAGAAACGAACGAACCTGTATTCCCTGACGATGTTGGTGGAAAGCTTGTGTTCTACTACGTTGGTAGTGATAATAATACGAACATTACGGATGGAAAGGACTTAGTTAGTGAGTTTAATCCTGACCTTAGAATTGATGACATTACGAAGTGTCTGGAGAACAATCTAAACTATCTGTCCAACTTATGTGGACTAGGCAATAATTACTATAAATTCGTGGATGGTACAGTACAAAAAACTGCTACTGAAGTTGTTAGCGAGAACAGTGGTATGTATCGTGGTATACGTAAAAACGAACTGGCACTTGAGAAGGTACTTATTACACTTGTTCGTGGTATTCTGTATGCGAGCAATTTATGCCGTGGAACTAAGTTTAATATAGATACTGACATATCTGTAGAATTTGACGCTTCTATAATTGAGGATAAAACAGCTATAAGAGCGAGAGAGCTTGAAGAGGTAAAAGCTGGCATTTTACCTGTTAGTTATTATCAGCAAAAATACTACGGTGGCTTGGATATAAAAAATGATGACACTATAAAAAATAATGAGGGTACCTAATTCACTACATATGAATTAGATAAAGTATCAAAATAATAAATCGTGGTTGAAGCGGATACACGAGTTACTTCAGTCTTATAAACTTTTTACTTGTGTGATAATTCTCAACCACAAGGCTGTGTGGGTGGATACACCAAGGGTTCAATTCCCTTGGCACACTCTTTGTCGTAGTGTGTGGACGTTTAAACATACACATTCATTCGACAGTAAAGTCGTTTAAAACTTATGAATAGGAGTGAAACTTTATGACATTAGAAGAGTTATTGAAGGACAAGCCCGATGTACTGGCGACAGTGACTGAGGCAATGAAGGACAAGGGTGTAAAATATGCTGACCTTTCGGAAGGAAAGTACGTGGATGTAGAAAAGTACAATACACTTAATAAGAAGTATGAGGACTTATCTAAAGCGGAGAACCCATTCGAGACGAAGTATAATGAACTCTTGGCTTCTAGTAAGACTGACATTACTAACGAACGTAAAAAGTTAAACGAGGTCGTTAGGAACATGGCTGTTGACATGGCTATTGATCAGTTGAACATTAAGGACGAGCTCACAAGACGTGGTATAAGATCCGTTATAAAGATGGGAGACATCAAGGTGGATGAAAACTACACCGTTACGGGCGGACTTGATGAGCAGATTGCTACAATTAAAGAGACCTATAAGTCTTCTTTTGAACAGCCTGTTGTGGTTGGTACAGGGAAGGATGTTAATGACTCTCTAAAAACTGGCTCTACAGCTAAAACTTATTCCAGCCTTGCGGAGATAAGAGGTTTATCTCAGGCTGAAATTGATGCTGACATTGATAATATAATGAGCCAGCTTCAAAATCTTAAATAATTTTTGAAAGGATTTGATATTATGAGCGTTGCTAAATTTATTCCTGCTATTTGGTACAGTAAGCTTTTAACAAGCTTAAACCCAAGACTCGTTGGTGAGGCTTTTGTAAACCACGATGTTGAGGGCGAGGTAATGTACGGTGGATCAGTTAAGATCAATAGAGTGGGTGATGTTACACTTAGAACTTACACTGGTTCTACAATTACTTACGATGATGCTGCTACTACTGACCTTACACTGAACATTGACCTTAAGAACTATGCAGCTATTAAGCTTGATGACGTTGACAAGGTTCAGTCACGTGATGGTGGTCAGCTGATGACAAAGTACGTTGACAACATGTCTTACCAGGTTGCTAAGGCACTCGACGTTGCTACGTTTACTGAAATTGCTGAAGCAGCTACAGAAGCAAACACACTTGGTAATGACACTACACCTAGAGTTGTTACTACAGCAGCACAGGCTAAGACACTTCTTCTTGATCTTAAGACACTTGCTGATGAGGCAAATGTACCTGATGATGCTAGAAGACTTGCTTGTCCTCCTGCATTCGAGAACCTCCTGCTTAGTGACCCTTACATTAATATAGCAGATCCTACAGCACGGGACTCTCTGAAGGCTGGCTATATTGGTAAGGTCTACGGTATTGAGCTTTACAAGACAAATAATATTCCTAAGACAACTGGTTCAAACAGCCAGATCATTCTCTCACATCCTCTGTTTACCACTGAGGTAAACCAGATTCAGGAGCTCGAGGCACTTAGAGACACTAACTCATTCAAGGACCTTGTAAGATGTCTCTCTGTTTCTGGTAGAAAGACAATTATGCCTGAGGGTGTAGTCAAGGCTGTTGTGTCTTTTCAGTGAGTCCATCACCGGATGAGTTTATTTTAGCTCCTGAGGATGGAGATATTGAACTCTTTGGTCCACCTGTAAGTGCAATGCAGAGCAATCTTGTAGTAAATGAGACTACAAAGACTATAACAGGTACACTCAAATTTATTACTGGTGTATTTGTAGCTGTATCTGATGGTAGCATTCCTGGTGATGGACATTTCATAGCTTTAAAGTTTAGCGGTGCTGCATTTGATAATGCTACATCTATTAAGGTTGGAATTACAAATTCTGTAAGTCCTGAACTTGTCGAGGTAATTGATAATCCTTATAGAAATTGTGCGTTCAAGATTTCAAATAAGGATTATCAGGATTTCAAAGTGGAAGTCACTGTTGACGGTGTAACGACCTCTAAGACATATAGTCTTAGTGGACTTGTGATTGAAGACCCGTTTAGTGGTATTCTGTAGACAACGTAAGAAAAAAGTTCACCGCAATAAAAACATCACGAAGAAGATATTCAACCGCATTGCAGAGGAGTACAACTATAATCCGCAGGACTTGTGCTTGAAGAGGCTGATAATACTTAATAGTATTAGACTAGAACATTACTGACTTACCTTTCTTTCCTTTGGGATGGTCAAAATATAGCTGAGGCAATAGTCTTGGCAGAGAACACTAATGACTTACCCCTCTCTCCTTTGGGAGGGAGGGGTTTGGTCTTTTATAGAACGGAGATGATCATTTTGGGTGCAAATGGACAGACAGTAATAAATACCATACAGCATGCAATTACTTGTTTTAATAATATAAAAACAGCAATTGAGGACATGGGTGTTACGGTTGGAAGTACTGATGCTGATGGTTACCCAGACTTAATAAGATCCATACAGGGTGATGCTGCTGCATATATTGGTTATTTGAACGACATATATTTGGCAATTGTTTCACGTGGTGGTGTTTGTACAGAAGGAGATTACAGTACATATGATGATGGCGTACACTCCATTACTTGTAATGACACAGTATTAGAACTAAAAGGTTATTTAACTGACATAAGTAATGCAATATTAATACGTGGTGGTGTGTTTGACCCTAGTGATTATAGTACTTACGACACTGGTATTTTGAGTATAAACACATCGTCTTCAATTGCACAGCTTCAGAACCAGGTTGCACAGCTTCAAGCTCAAGTAGCACAGTATGAGTCTGACTTTGCTGACATTGCAACAGCCATTACAGCAAAGGGTGGTACAGTAAGCGACCCTGACGCATACGACGACTATGACACATACATAGCTTCAATACCTTCTGGAAGTTCATCACACGAACAAGAACTACAGGGTTACTTGGATGATGTTTATGGTGTGCTTTCAAATAATACGGTTGATGTTGCTGTTACTCAGACACCTGCTAATTACGACACTTATATTTCTGACATATATACAGCATATAATAATACAATAAGCACGAAGGATGCTACAATAACGGCTAGAAACGCTACAATTAGTGCTTACGAGGCTGACTTCTCAGATATTGCGACAGCAATAACTAATAAGGGTGGTACAGTAACAAACCCAAGTGCTTATGATGATTATGACACTTACGTGGATTCTATTCCTTCTGGTAGTGGTTCATCATATGAGCAGGAGCTTGAAGGCTATCTTAATGATGTTTACACTGTACTTGCAGCTAATACAGTTGGTGTTACAGTTACACAATCATATGATAATTACGACACATATATTTCTAGTATTTACTCAGCATATGACAGTACAATAAGTGCTAAGGATGCTACAATAACTGCTAGAAATGCTACAATTACGGCTTATGAGTCAGACTTTGATGACATTGCTACAGCCATTACAAATAAGGGTGGAACAGTAACGAGTGCTACTGCGTACAGCGACTTTGATACATATATAGATTCTATTCCTAATACAGTTGTTCAAGGTGGAAAACTTGATAGTATAAAGAGTCAGATCGCTGGTATCGAAGCTAAAGAGCAGAATGCAAGAAGCATTAATGAAAACTTTGGCAACGTTCCATTAATAAGGGTTACGGATGGTTCAGGGCTATTTGCAAATATGCCAAGCTTTGCTAATGGTAATGTGTACTCAGATATATACTTAGATATGTCGGCATGTACAGACTGCACTGACATGTTTAAGAACTCTCCTAACGTTCCTGTTATGACAATACTAAACTTTGGTAATAAATCAAACGCAGACCTTGTACTTGACTTGGCAGTTAGAGATGACTTTGACCTGTCTTCCATGGCTGACGACATAATAGAATATACAACTTCACCTGATGGTACAAAACATGTACGTAAATTCCTGCTTACACAGGCGGCATACGATTCTAACAATGACGATGGAGTTATAGAGACATTAAGTAACAAGGGTATTACAGTTGAAGTAAAGCAAAGTTCATAAGGGGGTGAAAACATGGCACAGTTGGTTGTGGGTGTAAACTCATTTATTTCACTGGAGGAGGCTAATAATATAATTGGAGACAATTATATTAGTACCTCAGACACAGCTGTGTGGTGGAGCGGACTTTCAGATACTGACAAGGCTGTGTGTTTAATTTCTGCCACTAACATAATAAACTCGGAACAGTGGTTCTGGATTGGTAAACGTGTTGATGAGAACCAGAGTTTGGTATTTCCTCGACTAGATGTAAAAAATAATAAAGAATATGATATTAATGACACCTTTAAACTCGGAATTATAAAACTTATGATAAATAATAATGAGACATCTATTGATGAGTATGCAAAATTAATTTCGGCTGGTGTTACATCTTATAAAATTAAAGATTGCAGTGTTTCTTTTGATGTGGGTACACTAGCTAATAAAAAACTGGGTGGTTTTAATAAAGTTGGTATACCTGATGATATATTCAGAACATACTTTATTAACTACTCACACTTAGATTTGTGAGGTGTTACATATGGATGCAAACAAAGAGACCGAGATTATAGAAAGACTTGCACGTCTGGAGACAAAGTTGGACACATTTAATAGTGATATTACACTTTGCACTAATATGTGTAATGACAGTAAAAATAAACTGGTTCTACTTGAGAACAAGATTGAGAACCAAAATAATGCTATACGTGAATTACGTGATAGAAACTTATGGCTTGCAAGGACAAGCATAGGAGCTGTTATTTCTAGCATAGGAGCAATAGCGGTGATGTTTATAAAAATAGCGGTGGGTGGTTGATATGAAAGAGTTAGGACATAGGATATGTAATCTACTTACAATAAAAAGTATAGTGACACTTATATTGACAGTTTGCTTCTTTATATTGGCTATGCGTGGTACAATAAGCGCAGAAGTATTCATAAGTGTTTACTCTGTTGTCATTGGTTTTTATTTTGGAACACAAAGGCACAAGGATGACAGTAACAATAAACCTGATATAGAAGGCTAATACCTTTTATATATTTTCCTCCTTATCGAGCCGACTTACTATTTTGGTGAGTCGGCTTTTTAAATACCAGTTGTATACCTATTTCACTACATTATAGTTAGATAAGATATAAATTCCAATATGGAGTTGATATATTATGCAGAATGAGGCACTTGTATTAGAATATAATGCAAATATAATATATAAGAACAAAAAAATAAAAGCATTAAGAGTGGAGAGACCTCCATTTCATAAGAATAGAACAGTAATAAAAATTGTGTCATACAGTGACATTCCAAGCGGTGCAATAATAAAATATAACGACGTTCTGTATAGAGCATCTGTTACAACAGTTGAGCACTTGTGTGATGGGGATGACATAAAACACTTATATAAAACATACGCTGACTTACTTGGTGGTGATGAACATGTTTGATAGGTACGATGATGTAATAGAATATAGACAGAAGTCTTCTGAGAAGGACATGTTCGGCTATGGTAGTAAGCCTCCTATTAATAAAAATGTCAGATTCGTTGGTATGGAGACAGTGCAAGTAAATTCTTCCAACTCTATAAAAGTGGAGGATAGATACATTTTCCACTGTCCATTCAAGGTTTCTGACGGAGATACATTCAAGTACGACAATAAAGACATGCTTGTTAAGCGTTGTGAGGAGTGTCGTGACGTATTTGGCAAAACAATCTTTTGGCGTGTCGAGGTGGTTTAAATGCAGTACAATATAGATTGGGATGCTACATCTAGTAACTACGCTTTAAGATATGACATACACGGTATGCTTCAGAAGGCATACGAGGCACGTGGACTTACATACGGTGGTAGAACATTATTTACTGACTACAATCCTAATAATGTTTTCGTAGATAAAAACGGTGATAAGCGTGTCAAGGGATTGTCACATACATTTATAAATAATAAGCCTGTCAAGATTGGCTATATTGGTATATACACTAAAATGGTACCTGAGATTCATAGGGAGGTACTTCACAAAGTATTTGACAGCATATACCAGCAAACTAATAAGCATCTGCTTGATAAGTTTAATTCTTATCATTTCACATATAATTCAGATGGGATACGTAAAATAAAGACAGTGACTCTTGAGCTAATTTCAGACTTAAAGAAAGCGAAGGCTTGGGAGAAGGAAATAAAGGACATTATAGATAAAGCTGAAAAGGAACAGTTGAGACTTTTAAAAAGTGGTAGGACATTAAAACAAAATGAACACCTTATATCTATTGACGAACTGGAAAGACTTGGTACTGCTATTTTAGGACGTGCTGTTGAGTTGTGTCCAATAGAGACAGGATTTTTACGTAGAAGTGGTAAGCTGTATGTGTTTAATGACTACATAAGAATCATATTCGAGTGTCCATACAGTTTATACGTACACGAGAACGTGAACAATACACATGCCTTTGGGCAGGCCAAGTTTTTAGAAACAGCTGCACAAGAGATGTTGAGAAACACATCTGTGTGGGTTGAATCTACAGATAATTTAGTACTTGGAGATTATATGAAACAGGTGTGGGAGAAAGCTAACGATGGTCGGGCAACTGGTATGCCTGATTGGGTTGAGCAGCACGCATACCAAGCTGTTTATATTGACATAAATAGAGATCTCAAAGTTACTTATGCACATTAAGGAGGTATATAATGGAAGAGATATATGAGCACATTGTAAATATATTATCACAAATAACTAATAAATTCGACAATAAAATTTCAATGCAGACATATCGTGAGGATACTCCTGGTGTTGCTGGTGTGATACTTATGGACTCTAGAAATGACAGCTGGTGTATCTCTGGAGAACTTGATTACGAGGCTTACAAATTCGAGCTGAGACTTGTTTGCGAGCAGAACCAGAATGACATACTTGATAATATGAACATTCTAAGAAGGTTTGTGAACTTGTTTGAGGCTTGTGAGTCTACAGTTCCTGGGCTTAGTATAGAGTGGGCTACACATTTGGGCAATAGTGCTAAGCCTATGTATATTAATGGATATGGCTTGCCTGAGTGCAAGTGTATCATAGATTTCAATTACTTACTTAATAATTAAAGAAGGAGCGTGGTAGCATGGCTGCTATAGTTACAAGAAAGGGTAGTTGTGTGGCATATGTCGGCGCAGCTAGTCCTCTGAAGAAGATTGATAAGCTTACAAATGTTTATAGCTTTACAACTCCACAGTCACAGGCTGGTGAGATCGACGTTACTGACTTTGACTCTGAGGCTAAAGAGTTCGAGACAGGTATGATCGACAATGGTGAGGTTACAATAGTTCAGAACCTCGTTTCATCCACGCAGTACTCTAAGATGCAGACATTCTGTGACAGCGGTACAACTATTCACTTTGCACTGTTCGTTAAGGATAAGACTGGTGCTGTCGTTGTTGGACGTAAGGGTACTGGTGTTGTTAAGAGTGTAAACATTGAGGGTGCTGAGGCTGGCGACAATAAGATGACATTCACAAGCACCATTCGTGTTTCTGGCGCTGTTACAAACATTACAGCAGAGCCTACAAGTTAAAAACTTACGACTTAGTGGGTGCTCGTTTAAGAGCACCCCTACAATTTAAAGGAGGAAAAACACTATGGAAGATACATTAAAGAGAGAACTTACACTTAAGTTCACTAGTAGAGACTTAGCATTTTATGAAAAGAGAACAGGTAAGTCACTTACTGATCTCATAGCATCACTCGATGAGGCTCGTATTTCTACTATTGCTGACGCTGTTTCGATAGGAAATCACAGCTGTAAAATAGAAGATGCATACACTAGAATTGATAATTTCATCGAGGGTGGTAGAACACTTACTGACCTTATATTACAGGTAATTTATGAGATTGACCTTGATTGGGGTATAGTTAGATCAACTGGAAGATCAATTGAGGACATTAGGACAGAATTAAATAAGACACTTAAGACTGAGACTCCTGGCAATGACTCACCTGATGTTGGTGAGGATACACCAGTAAATAATGAAGAGCTCAAGGTTGATATAAATGGCACAGTAAATTAAGATTGGACATTAACGGAGGGTGGTGGACATTTTGTTCATCACCCTTTTTTTAGTAGGTGGTACGCATGCTAGGTGTAAATAATAAAGTTTATGTTAAAGATATTAGGGATTGGGAGGATACACATCACATAAATATTCTCCGACTTTTTGATAAAATTGGAGCGGATAATGTAATTAGTATAATTACAATTATAAATAAATGTGACTATGAAATAGCAAGCGACATACTTGACAATTTGCTTGTAGAACATGATATAGTCGAGATTTATAATGAACTAAGAAATGTGCTACTTGGTTACGATTATTCGGAGACATTCAAAAATAAAGAAAGTACAGATGATGAGGACATAGTAAATAATATTTATGATGATGTTAGTAAATATAACTACTTGTCTGAGTATTATATGCATGTGTGTATGCAGCTGATGAGCCTTGGTTTGTTATACACAGAGTTTTGGTCTTTATGTACAAAGGAGATATACCAGGTATTCAGTGCAATAAATCAAAAACAGCTGTTGGACTATAATAAGCAGATTCAAATAAATTATGCTACAGCTGCTTTGATTGGTGGAGCTGTGTGGGGTAAACTTCCTAAACAAGCACCTACACTTAAAATGAGCGACCTTGTTGATGAGGACACTATTATTGACACTGAATTTGGTGAAATGACAATTGGCGAGTACAGGAGTGCACGTGCACTGTTTAATTTGGGAGGCGGTATAAATGAGTGAAAACAATCTGGATGCTATGGAACGTCCTTTGATGGACGTTCTTAGGGATGCTGGACTTGTAGATCAAAATCTTGATCTAATTGACAAAAAATTAGATACTGTAGAAAAAAAGATAAATACTGTAGAAAAAAAGATGCAAAACATTAGTAAAAAAGCTAGAACATCAACACCTAGTGCTAAAGATCAAGAAGATATTGATAGACTAATGCAATGGAATGCTCACAAGAGAGAAAAGTGGAATGATCCTGTACTTGCTGAGCAGCTTAGAAAGAAGGAACAGGAGAGGATAAGAATGGAACGTGAAGCAGCATATAATAAGCCGCTTGAAGGAGACGCACTTGCTACTTATCACAAAAATCTAAAACAGTATGCAGATGAAGTAGAGGTCATTACAAAACGATTAGAAAGATTGTCCTACATAGCAGAACATATTAGATTTCCTGAAGACGGATACCAACAATATGGTCAGAAAAATTTAGGCCATTTTAAAAGAGGCATAGATGCCGGAATTAAGGCATTAGATGAGTACAAGAAAAAACTTGCAAGCGCACAGCCAGTAGAAGGCTTTAAAATAGAGTCACCATTTGAAGACCTTATATTGAGGAATAACAGACTCTTATTTAGAGAGTGTGGAGCAGGTACTAGTCTATTTCAACATAAGGCACTACTCGATAATAAGCCACTAACACTAAGAGATCTGTCTGGAGGAGAAGAATATCCACGAGCATATAATGATCTTGACAAGACCTTTGCAAAACTGAGAACTGACTTTGAAGGCTTAGTACACACGCTGCAAGCATTCAAGATCGAGAGCAATCTACAAGAAAAATATGCAAGCAATCTGTGGAAAACGGCAGATAAAGCGCAGTCAAAACTAGCTCATTTAGACCCACGCCCAGGGTTAGCTGAAACTGCTGGTCCTGATGACTACTACAATAGAAAAAAACATATAAAAAAATCAGAACTTAAAAGTGCTCAAGAATCAGTAGATGAGTTTAAAGGGCGTATGAATGAGGAGATAATACCATTTTTAATAAGACA